GGTAACCAGGGTAATCAGGGTAACCAAGGTAATCAAGGATTGCAGGGTAACCAAGGTAACCAGGGTAACCAGGGTAATCAGGGTAACCAAGGTAATCAAGGATTGCAGGGTAACCAAGGTAACTACGGTAACCGTGGTGGAGTTCCTTATAACTTCTCTACAACCACTACTAACGCAGATCCTGGAAATGGAAATGTAAGATATAACAATGCAACAATGAGCTCAGTGAGCTTCATTTATATTGATAACTTAGATGTTCTTGGCAACAATCAAACTGGGTGGTACAACACTTGGGATGATACTACATTAAACACTGGTCTTACTAGAGGTAATCTTGTAATAACATCTGCGGATAGTGCAGATAATAATGTAAATGTATTCAATGTCACGGGTGCAGTTCAAGTTGCTTCTGGTTTCTATAGAATCCCAGTATCATATGTGTCTGGATCTAGACCTGCAAATACTGAGAAGTTAGTATTTAACTTCAATAGAGCAGGTACTCAGGGACTCCAAGGTAACCAAGGCAACCAAGGTAATCAGGGTAACCAAGGTAATCAGGGTAATCAAGGTAATCAGGGACTCCAAGGTAACCAAGGCAACCAGGGTAACCAAGGCAACCAGGGTAACCAAGGCAACCAAGGAAACCAAGGTCTCCAGGGTAACCAGGGTAACCAAGGCAATCAAGGTAATCAGGGACTTCAGGGCAACCAGGGTAATCAAGGTAATCAAGGTAACCAGGGTAATCAGGGTAACCAAGGTAATATCGGTAACCGTGGTGGAGTTCCTTATCGTTGGGGAGGAACAGGAGTTCCTTCATCTGGACAAGTAAGATATAACAACGGAACCTTTGCTAGCATCACTGCAATTCAAGTTCATGATATTGATCAATTAAGTAATGATCAATCAAACTGGATTGCAAGTTGGGATGATACAACATTAACTGGAGGATTGAACAGAGGTTATATTTACATAATCTCAGCCCTATCTTCACAAACCACAGTAAACATTTTTGAAGTTGATGGAAATATTTCAAATAATGGTTCTTATTATACCATTCCAGTTAATCCGCTCAGTGGGACAAATCCTTCCGTAAACCAAGAAATTACTTTAGCATTCACAAGATCTGGTGTTCAGGGTCTCCAAGGTAACCAAGGTAATCAAGGTAACCAAGGTAATCAAGGTAACCAGGGTAATCAGGGTAACCAAGGTAATCAAGGTAATCAGGGACTCCAAGGTAACCAAGGACGCCAAGGTAACCAAGGTAATCAAGGTAATCAGGGTAACCAAGGTAATCAAGGTAATCAAGGACGCCAAGGAAACCAGGGTCTTCAGGGTAACCAAGGACGCCAAGGTAACCAAGGTAATCAGGGTAATCAGGGTAACCAAGGTAACCAGGGCAACATTGGTAACCGTGGTGGAGTTCCTTATGCATATGGAGGAACTGGAGCACCATCTTCTGGTCAAATTAGATTCAATAATGCAACAGCATCTTCTGTAACTTCTATTACAGTTAATGATATTGATGCTTTAAGCAATAATCAATCGGGATGGATCGCAAGTTGGGATGATACAACACTAACTGGAGGATTGAATAGAGGTTATATTTACATAATCTCAGCTCTATCTTCAGATAATACTGTTGTTATTTTTGAAGTTGATGGAAATATAACTGATAATGGTACTTATTATACCATCCCAGTCAATTATCTTGCAGGTACTTCACCATCAGTAAGTGAAGAAGTAACGCTAGCATTTACAAGATCTGGTGTTCAGGGTGTACAAGGAAGACAAGGTACACAAGGTAATCAAGGTCGTCAAGGTAATCAGGGTCTCCAAGGAAACCAAGGTCGTCAGGGTCGTCAAGGTAACCAAGGTAATCAAGGTAACCAAGGACGCCAAGGTAACCAAGGTCTTCAGGGTAATCAAGGTCGCCAAGGACGCCAAGGTAACCAGGGTCTCCAAGGAAACCAAGGACGCCAAGGTAAGCAAGGTTTAAGTAACCAAGGTACACAAGGTAACCAAGGACGCCAAGGTAACCAGGGTAACCAAGGACGCCAAGGTACGCAAGGTTTAAGTAACCAAGGTACACAAGGTAACCAAGGACGCCAAGGTAACCAAGGACGCCAAGGTAACCAGGGTCTCCAAGGAAACCAAGGTCGCCAAGGACGCCAGGGAACTCAAGGTCTTCAGGGACGCCAAGGTACACAAGGACGCCAAGGTACGCAAGGTTTAAGTAACCAAGGTACACAAGGTAATCAAGGTACACAGGCAACCCAAGGTACTCAAGGTCTCCAAGGAAACCAAGGACGCCAAGGACGCCAGGGAACTCAAGGTCTTCAAGGACGCCAAGGTACACAAGGACTCCAAGGTAATCAAGGAACCCAAGCAACTCAAGGCACTCAGGGTTCTGCAAATACAACAACAATTTCAAATAATGTAGACAATAGAGTCATAACTGCTACTGGTTCTGCTGGAACAGTTAATGCAGAAGCAAATCTTACCTTTACTGGAAGTGTTCTAACAATTGCTGGAAATATTGTTCCAAATACAAATAATACAAGAGATCTTGGTTCAACCACTCTTCGCTGGGCAAACATTTATACAAATGATATTAATCTTAGTAATGAGGGTTCTACAAATGATGTTGATGGAACATGGGGTGAATATACAATTCAAGAAGGAGAGAATGATTTGTTCCTAATTAATAGAAGAAATGGTAAAAAGTTTAAGTTCATGTTATCGGAGGTAGACTGATGCCTATTTTAGCGGCGGACATAACAGGTGAAAATTTAAATCTAACAGGAGTAATGACATGCACCAGCATGGATACTGGTGCAGGACCAGGAGGATCAGTTCCTAGTGGAGGTATTATTTTATGGTCTGGTTCAACAGCATCGATACCTACTGGATGGGTTTTATGTGATGGTCTTAATAGTACACCAGATCTTAGGGACAGGTTTGTTGTTGGTGCAGGTAATGGATATGCTGTAGCTGCTACTGGTGGTTCTGATACTGTAACACTAACAACAGCACAACTACCTGTACATAATCATCCAGGATCTGGTTCTAGTGGATCTGCTGGATCTCACTCTCACCCAGCAAGTGGGTCTACAGGACCTGCAGGTACTCACTCTCACGCATACACAGGAACTGCCTCACAAAATGCTCCAAAAGATGGTGCTGGTAATGCAGTTAACCAAGGCACTCAAGCTAGAACTACTTCACCTGCAGGTGCTCATACTCATCCAGTAAGTGTATCAGTTAATTCTGCAGGTTCTCATAGTCATCCAGTGTCTGTTAGTGTTGGAAATGCTGGTAGTGGCAATGCTCATGAGAATAGACCTCCTTATTATGCACTAGCATACATCATGAAAACCTAAAAGTCAATCTTGACATGGTGGTCAAATATAGATACAATACCTTGCTAAGGTTAATAAAAAATAAGAGCTTTTAAACTCTTATAGATACTTTATGAATCATTGAATTAATATGAATAGACCATTACATGTTGCTAATCAAAGTATGAATTTTGTGAAAGATTGTATTGAGAATGGTGGAGGAAGTATTCATCCATTAGTAACAGACTCTTCAATACTTAAAGGACCTTCTCTAACAAATCCTTCAATTTATTTGGATGGAGATAGGCTTTTAGTAAATTTAAGGAATATTAACTATACCTTGTATCATTCTGAGATTAAGAAGTATGAGCATCCCTGGGGTCCTCTAGTTTATATTCATCCAGAGAATGATTGGAAGCTTCGCACAAAGAATATTTTGTGTGAGTATGATTCTAATATGAATCCAGTATGGCAAAGACATATTGATACATCAGATTTTCCCGACAAAGAACTTTGGGATTTTGTAGGTCTTGAAGACTCTAGAATTTTCCGTTGGGATGGAAGACTCTTCATGTGTGGTGTTAGAAGAGATCTAGATACTATTGGTACTGGTAGAATGGAACTATCAGAGATTGAGATTGGTCCTGATTATGTAAAAGAGATTGCTCAATATCGTATTCCAACTCCAGGTAATAGGGAATCTTATTGTGAAAAGAACTGGATGCCTATTGTTGATATGCCATGGCATTTTGTTAAGTGGACTAATGGCACAGAAGTTGTGAGATATGATATTGAATCTAATACTACAGAGAGTGTAGTTATAAAGGATTGGAGAGATATTGGTTGTATTGATCTAAGAGGAGGATCTCAGGTTCTTCCTTTCGGTGATGGTGGTCATATTACGTTATGTCACGAGACATACTTAACCAAAAGTGAACAAGATCGTAAAGATGGTATCTATAGACATAGATTTATTGTTTGGGATAAGAATTGGGATATTGTAAAAGTCTCTAGACAATTTTCATTCATGGAAGCAGAGATTGAATTTGCTGTTGGCATGTGTGAGTATGGAGATGATTATCTGATCACATTTGGATTCCAAGATAATGCTGCTTATCTTTTAAAGATTAATAAAAATTATGTTCAAAACTTTATATTTTAAATAATATGAATGTTGCAATATGTTTATCTGGACTAATTAGGTATCCAGAAAATGCTCTTAGAACTATAGAAAAAATAATTCCTAATGAGAATATAAAAATCTTTATACATACTTGGAAAGTTCAAAACAAAGAATTCTTTACAAGTAAAGTATTTCAACCAGAGTATAAAGAATTAGATAGGATTGCTGAAGATAGTATTGGATTCTTAGATTCTTTTAATTATGAGTCTGCTTTAGTTGAGAATTTTATTTCATTGGAACCAAAATTTAAAAAAATTTATACTGACATCTTGACAAAATGTAGTCCTATTGATAACTATACAATTAGTCCTATTAGTATGTATTATTCTATCTTCAAGTCTAATGAATTAAAAATGAAATATGAAGATGAAAACTCTATGGTTTTTGATAAAGTTGTCAGAATGAGAATGGACAGCGATTATATTTACGATGAATATTTTGATTTATCTAAGTATGATAGTGACTTATGTATTCCTGCTGGAGAAGATTGGGATAATGGTATAAATGATCAGTTTGCTTTTGGTAAATCTCATATTATGGATCAGTATTCTAATGTTTATAATAATCTATACAATATAGAATTTGAAAAATATCAACCAGAAACTATGTTGAGACAAAATCTGGAATACTATAATATAGTTCCAGACAGACCAGAGATATATATTAGAATTAATAATGGGAATTATGGAAAGCATGTACTTTATCCAGACTGGATTTTTTGATAATGTTAATAGATTTTAATACAATTTTTAATAGTTATAAAATGGAAATCACAGGAGTTATTCACGTAGGTGCTCATCATGGTGAAGAGATACCAGTTTATATTAACAATGGAATCAAGAATATTGTTCTATTTGAACCAGTTCTAGATAATTTTTATAAGGTTGCGTCTCACGCTTCTAACTACAATGCAAATATAACAGGGCATCAAGTCGCATTGGGAAGTACAAATAAAATTGTTGATATGTATTTAAGTAGTAATCAATGTGAGAGTAGTTCTATATTAAAACCAAAAAAACATTTACAATTATATCCAGACGTTACTTTTGATAAAACAGAAAAGGTAGAAGTTAATAGATTGGATGATTACAATCTCACAGAATATAATATGTTAAATATTGATGTTCAGGGATATGAACTTGAAGTATTGAAGGGGGCAGAGAATACCCTTCAATATATTGATTACATTTATTGTGAAGTTAATAGTGATGAGATCTATGAGAACAATGCATATATAGAAGATATTGATGATTTTTTATCTAAGTTTTCTTTTGAGAGAATTGAAACTGATTGGTGGGAAGATCATGGTTGGGGTGATGCATTTTACGTAAAACAGGAGTAATTGTTAAATGGCTACAAAGTATACTGGTGAGATCGATATACAAAATCTAAGAAGGTTCCATGGTTATTGGGACGAATCTCATCAATGGTTAAAAGATTTTATTAATGAAAGAGAAGATGAAATTAAAACAGGTGTAGAAATTGGAGTTGCTTTTGGATCTAATATGCAACTCTTATTGGAAGAAACAAATCTAGAAACTTTATGGGGAGTTGATTCGTACAAAAAAGAAACTTGGGATCTATCTGGTGTTGTAAATGTAGATACTGAGTTTGGTGGATTTGATGGATTACATGCACATGTTGTCCAATTAATCAAACCATTTGACCCAAGAGGTAAAATTATTCGTATGACATCACAAAATGCTGCGAAAAAATTTAGAAATGAAAGTTTAGATTTTGTTTTTATTGATGGTAATCATTTTGATCTTGAAAATGATTTAAAGTATTGGGAAAAGAAAGTTCGTGATGGTGGTTATATCATGGGGCATGATTGGAATCATCCTTCTTTTGGTAATATTACTGCTCATTTAAGAGATACTTATGATGAAGATGAGTTGGTTGGTATTGATGGACCAGTTCATATTTGGTATGTTAAAAAAGGTGCTTTTATGTAAATTATGTACACATTATCATTGACTTGTCAGATACCAAATCTGGATAAAATTTATACAAAATACTTTGGTGAGAACGTTGATAGAATCTTTGTAGAGGTTGGTGCTTTTGATGGTGAATCTGTATCTAATACTTCTTGTCTTGCTGATGCTGGATGGAGAGGATTTTATATTGAACCAGTAAAAGAACACTTTGAGCAATGTGTTAAGAGGCATTCAAATAATTCAAAGATTAAGGTATCTAATTATGCTATTGGAACAAAGGTTGGTCGTCTGCCAGTATATTGTTCTGGAATAGTATCTACTATGGATAAAGACCAGGCAACAATGGTTTCCTCTATGTCTATATTTGGACATCCTCAGTTTACTGAATCTGAATGTATGCAGGTTAGACTTGATAGTTATATGCAAATGGCAGATATTCCTAAAAACTTTGATTTATTAGTTGTTGATGTTGAAGGAAGAGAAGAGGATGTTTTTAAATCTTTTAGACTTGATCTGTGGAAACCAAAGATGATGATTGTTGAACTTATAGATGATCATGAATACTTCCAAGAAAATAAATCTTTAGTAAATTCCTGTAAAAATTTGAGAAGTTTTATCATTGATAGTGGATACACAGAAATATTTCATGATCATATAAACACTATATTTGTGAATAATGAGTATATCTCTGGGAATACCAACATACAATAGTTCCAAATATCTTTGGGATTGTATAAAAACTTCAATCAATTGTGATTTTATTAGTGAAATAGTAATACATGATGACGGATCAAATCCAACTGAGTATGGTAATCTTTGTAAGATACTAAACTCTTTGAATACAGATAAGGTAAAGGTTTTTAGATCTGAGATAAATCAAAAAGCTTTTATAAACAAGTATCTAACAGTTGCAAATTGTACTTCTGAATGGGTATATCTTTTTGATAGTGACAATTGGTTTGATGAATGTATCTTTGATGTAATTAAAAACTTAGACTATTCAAAAAAAGATACTTGTTATATCGAGAGTACTTTAATAATGTCTGATGGTAATATAGTTCAATATAATTATGAGGATAAAATTTTTGATTTAAAAGTAACTCAAAAATATATTGAAACTAGTATGCATAAGTTATCGTGGTTTTTAAATAATGGTAATTTTATTGTTAATAGGGAACAATATTTAAAAACACAAAAAAGATACTTCGTTAATACTCCATATCATGCATCTGCAGATGTAATAGTATTCTCATATTTTTGGTTAACGTCTGGCAATAAATATGAGATAGTTGATGATTGGTATCATCATCACAGAATAAGACCTGGAAATTATTTTATGGAGAATGGTGGATATTCAAATATAGAAGTAATACGTAATTTTTTTAGTAGATTGATATCATTATGATTACATTTCCTCATATTGGATTTATTGGAAGATTGGGAAACCAAATGTTCCAATATGCTGCGTTGTATTCTATGTCTAAAAAATTTAATTTAGACTTTGCTTTATGTAAAAATAATTTGGAATTGTATAAGTGCTTTAATATATCAGCAAAAGTATTTTCTCACTATTATTCTGAGTTTGTTTTGCCCAATGGTGTACCATCTGATATCGTTTCTGGTGGTCATAGCATTGTATTGCAAACAGAAGAACAGAATGGTCGATTTTTAAACACCGCTTTTGATTCTAACTTTTATAATACTAATCATGATAATAAAAGTATTTTAGGATTTTTTCAAAACTATAAATATTTCATCGATTTTGAAAAAGATATAAGAAAGCAATTTGTTTTTAAGGAAAGATACAAAAACATTGCTAAATTTTATTTAGAACAAACATTTCAAAATAAAAAAATAATAGCACTTCATATAAGAAGAACTGATTATTTAAATTCGCATTTTTTAAATAATCTTACATTAGATTATTATAATGATGCATTATCTCATTTTGATTTATCTATACCAACATTAGTATTCTCTGACGATCCTGATTGGTGTGAGGATCAGGATTATTTTAGTGAGGATAGATTTCATATTATGAGAAGTGGAAACACTTATTTGGATTTGTGCTTGATGTCAATGTGCAATTATCATATAATTGCTAATAGTACTTATAGTTGGTGGGGATCTTGGTTGGCAAAAAGTGAAAAAACTATTTGCCCTAAGAAGTGGTTCCAACCATACGCCTCTTTTGTAGACTCTAACGGATTAAGATTACCTCATTGGATTTCAATATGAATGTTTCAGTAATTTGTGCATGTAAAAATCGGTATGATGCATTAAGAATATCATTAAATTCTTGGTTGGCATTTGATGAAATTAAAGAATTTATAATAGTTGATTGGAGTTCTGATGAACCAATAAATCATCTTACAAAAATTGATAAGAGAATAAAAATAGTTAGAGTTAATGATGAAAAGTATTTTAATCAACCTCAACCATTAAATCTTGCCGCAAGTATTGCTACAGGAGATTATATTCTTAAGTTGGATTGTGATTATATGATCAATCCATATTTTCCATTCTTTGATTTTTATAAGATTGATGAAAATTCCTTCTTATGTGGTCAAGATAGTTACGTCTGTAATCATGAGCATTGGAATGAAGATTTAAAGGGATATGTTGTCAACCTTCATGGTATGGATGTTGGTGAGTTGATGAAATACTCTCATACATATAGTCCCCTATTCAAATATCTTACGGGTCTTTGCTTTGTTAGCAGAGAAAACTTCTGGAAAGTTGGTGGATATGATGAGAGAATGGGTAAGTATTATGCTTATGAAGATGATCAAATGACAAAAAGACTTACTATATTGGGTCTTGAATGTAAAAAATTAGTTCATAACTATAATATTATTCATATACCACATCCAGATAGTAAAAGATATGAGAATTTTGAAGGATATGGTGAAGAAGCAGAAACAAATATTGAGAATGTAAAGAGAAGAATTTCTGATCCAACAACTTCTGATTCGGATCGTTGGAATCTAGAATATCTCTTAGCAAAAATGAATGTTGAATTTAATGAAAAACTTTTTTCTGATATTCAAAATCCATATATCGAGAGGATATATGATTGGGATGTAATTAATATTGATGGTCAAAATTATGTTGCTACTAGAAAAGAAGAAGTCAAAAAATTATCGGAATTAAATTCGGTATATTATTTGAGTCTTGAGGAAAGTATTGATAGAAGAAATAATTTGGAAGATGCTTTAAAGAAGCATGGAGCAAAAAATATTATCCCAATAATATCAAAAAGATTCTCAGAATCTGATGATATAGTCACTGGTAAGTATGTAGATACTCTTAATGATGGAACAAAAGGTTGTTGTGTATCTCATTTAAAAGCAATCAAACATTGGTATGAAAATACTGATGAGGAATATGGATTCTTCTGCGAAGATGATTTGAGTCTTGATACTGTAGACTATTGGAATTTTACTTGGAAGGAATTTGTTGATGCTCTTCCCGAAGATTGGGGATGTATTCAAATGCTTCCAATACGTGGAGATTTTGGAGATATAAAAATAAGAGACCGTCTTTGGGATGATTGGTCTGTGACAGCATATATTGTTAAAAGAGACTATGCAAAATATATTATAGATAATTATATTCGAGATAATATATATCATCTTGAGCTAAAAGATGCTGAGATACAACCTCTCATCGAAAACATTCTTTACACCAGTGCTGGAAAAGTTTATACTATTCCAATGTTTGTTGAAGACGTATCTTTTACTTCAACTTTTGAAGGTGGAGATGGGGATGTAAAGGATGGACAAAAAAGAAATCATTATTATACCCACGATTATATTATAAATTGGTGGAAAGATAATGGAAGTACTAGAACAGTTGAGGAACTTATGGGAGCAATGTTTGAAGTTAAAATGAGTGAAGAACTTCGTAGTGAAAATGAAGAAGTTACTAATGTTGAGGATGTAAAAACTCAATTATTGACAAGTGTTAATGGAGCAAATCTTAACCAATTACTTTTAGAGTATGCATTGGATACTGAGAATCCAACAAAGAATTTTAACCTTGGTATGTGGTATGAGCATCATAGGCATAACGCTCCAGCACTATCATTCTTTTTGAGGTGTGCTGAGCGAACAGACGATCTTGATCTTGCTTATGAAGCACTTATCCATGCCTCCAATGCCTATGATAGGCAAGGGACGAGAGATCAAACAGCAAAGGGACTTCTTCAACAAGCACTTTGCATTCATCCTAAAAGACCAGAAGCATACTATTTGTTAGCTAAGTTTGCTGAAAAGCGTCAGTGGTGGCAAGATTGTTATATCTTTGCTCATTGGGCAATTGAGTTTTGTGACTTTGATTGCGAACCATTGAAGACTGATGTGGAATATCCTGGTAAGTATGGTCTTCTTTTTGAGAAGCAACTTGCCGCATGGTGGTGGGGTAAAGGAGATGAATCCAGATCTCTTCTTCAAGACATGAAGAATAACTATGAGATGGATGATCGCCATTATGATATGGTTGGTAATAATCTAATGAGAATGGGATCAGGACATATTCCAGATGAGGTTATTAAATATCAACAGCGCAAACATGATAAATTAAGATTCAAATTCCCTGGTTCTGATAAGATTAAAAATAATCATTCTCAAGCATTCCAGGATATGTTTATTCTTGCCGCAACTCAAGGTAAAACGAATGGACTTTATCTTGAGATTGGCGCTCAACAACCTTTCTATCAAAACAATACTGCTCTTCTTGAGACAAAATATGACTGGGATGGTATTTCTATTGAGATTCTCTCTGATCTGTGTAACCAGTTTGCTAGAGAGCGTAAGAACCAGATCATTTGTAAAGATGCAACAACTATTGATTACATGAAGTTGCTTGATAACTTTGATAAAGGAACTGATTTTGATTATCTTCAACTAGATGTTGAACCATCTAAAACTACTTTTGAATGCTTGTTGGCAATTCCATTTGAGAAGTATAGGTTTGGTATTATCACATATGAACATGATCATTATGTTGATATGACGGGATCTTATAGAGACAAGTCTAGGAAATATCTTAAACTAATGGGATATGAAATGTTAGTTGCCAATGTATCTCCTAATGACAACAGTCCTTTTGAGGATTGGTGGTATCATCCTGATCTTATTGATCCTGAAGTTGTAAATAGGATGAAGTCTGTATCAAATGAGACAGTTAATGTTGTTAAATATATGTTTGAGGACTAAGTAATTTGTATGTATGAATACCAAATAAGTAGAGTTCTTGATGTATTTGATGGTTATTCTTTTGAGGGAATAATTGATTTGGGTATGGGCGTTTATCTTAAGAAGGTCATATACCTAAGTGGAATTTGTTCCCCATCAATAAATAATGAGGAACAAAAAGATTATGGTATTCAAGCAAGAAACAAACTAAAATATTATCTTAGAAATGCTACTAGAGGCGAAGTTACTATATGTGTAGATGACTACCATGACGATACTGTTTATGGTGTTGTTTATAACAAAGACTTTGATGATTCTATAAATTGGATAATGTTTTTAAAAGGTTATGTTTGGGATGATGGAATAAGTCGCCCAAGATTAGCAGACCAACCAATGGAATTATTCGTTTTAAATACCCCTAAAGATAAACTTTTTAAATGAGGAACAAATGAGAGATTTACATCCAATGATTCAATCCCTGTCAGAAAATATTTTGAGAGCATGGGGAGAACACTTTATAGTAAGGGAAGTTGGAATCCCTGAAGACTTTAGAAAAATTGATAGAGCAGACGATGATGATGCTGTTTATATTGAGAATTTTGTTTGGGAGACCCACCATTTTAGAAAGATTCATCTAGAGATTGCACAGATGAAATCTGGATTGGATATCCTACATACAAATATGTATCCGAGGTACGAATATAGTCTTCCAATCTTTGGTGCTGATATTGTAGCGTCTTCAAAAAATGTTGGAGCGGCAATTGTAGACATCAGTTCAATTAGAGAAGACAGGTCTCTGCCTTCACAGTATGATATTCTTAATGTTGTGGAAGATAAAGAGTTTGAGAAGGACAAAAAGATGCCAGACTGGGGAGATGTATTCTCAGAGCATTGTGTTTTTGTAAGTCCTAACGAAGATGAGTATGATAAATTTAATTCTATCGCATTTACCTTTTTAAATTATCATTGTGCTATTGCAAACATCACTGAAGCAACAACTGATGAAGATCAGATTAGAAAAAACTATGAAGGACACAAGTATTATTGTGAGAAGCAGAGGCAAAATAATAAAACTAAAGGAGTTTTAAAGGGCATTTTTGGTGAAGAGTTTGCCGATAAATATATTGCAGAAATGTTGTTTGACTATCCAGAACTATGACAGAAGATAATAACACAGAAGATCTAAAAGAAAAACCTAGAACTACTGAGGTTATTCATAGCATTAAATATGCAGAAGAACCTGCTGAAGAAGTTGAACAAGAAGATGTATCTCCCAAATTAGAAGGAATAGATCTGGATGATACTAAAGCAATCGCTGATTTTTACATGGCCAAAAGTGGTCAGATTAATCCAGATGATCTAGAAGTTGAAAAAAAAGAAAGAGAACTTCGTGAAGATATTCGCGAGGTTGTTGAGAATAAGGAAGAGTTGATTGATTATCTTACAAACCTCCACGCTTCTATTGAGGTTATGGAAGAAAGAATTTATGAACTGGAACTTCGAACAGAGAAAAAAGAAAGAGCAAGTATTCCTATGAGACCACCAACTCCAGGAGGAGGTTCTGCACTTAAGGGACTAAGCAACTTACCATTTGGTATTCTGTAAGCTTGACAAAAGTAAAAAAATTAACTATTATAAATAAGTTATTCGTAATTAGTGTTACGAATTATAACAATTGTCACATGTGACAGTTCATAGAAGGGACGCCTCAACTACTCGCGTCATTCTATGCTATAATATCCAAGCAGTCGGATAAACCGACTCTCCATCTGCGGGTAACCATTCCGCAAGTAAATTTAAAGAGGTATCTAAAATGATTAAATCTGTTTTCGCAGCAACTGCTGCTCTCTCCATGTCCGCTGGCGCTGCGTTCGCAGGTCCTTACGTTAATGTCGAAGCCAATTCTGGTTTCGTTGGATCGGATTACGGCGGTACGGTAACTGATCTTCACGTAGGTTACGAAGGCACTACTGGTGCTCTCGGATATTACGCTCAAGTTGGTCCTAGCATTGTCGCTCTTGATGGTGCAGATACCGACACCGTTCTTTCTGGTAAAGTTGGTGGTAGCGTTGCTGCGACTGAAGCATTGAGTGTCTATGGTGAAGTTTCTTTCGCTACTGGTGCTAATGGTGCAGACAACGGTTATGGCACCAAAGCTGGTCTGAAGTTCACTTTCTGATCTAACGATTAGATAAAACTATGGGGGACTCTCTGAGTCCCCTTTTTACTATGAAGTATTTTTTTCATCCATTGACTTTGATCAATCTGCTTATATGTGGATTTCTAGGAATGGTGCAACTAGCACATACTCATGCTCATTATAAAATGGATATAGATGTGGACTCATATGTTCATAGCTTTTTGAAAAAAAATCCAGACTATTGTAAGTAATTATACTTAGTTTGTCAGGATATATTGACAAGAGGGGCTTGACCCCTTTTTATTTTTGCTATATAATTGTGTTGTAAATCTTTACAAAACTACAATGACTGTAACAACTAACGAGCGCGGTCAACAAAACATGTGGGCTGTTGAACCTCAAATGGTTGTTGAAAACTACAACCGCAAGGGTCTTTTTTCCCCCTGGCAACAGAAGGAAATGTATAATGGTCGTTGGGCGATGATGGGTCTCATCATGGGATTCGTTGCCTATGCGATCAATGGCAAGTTCTTCTTCGGTATCTTTTGAGGCTTGACAATGGTTTCTTTTTTGTTTACAATCACTGCCGTTGCCTTCTTTGTTTTGTTGGCAGCATCTATTGAAAAAATTTCTGAGACTTACTAATGGCTTTTAATATTACTCTTCGTACACCTGATGGCACCGAAAGTGTTATTCAATGTGAAGATGATCAGTACATCCTTGATGCTGCAGAAGATCAAGGAGTTGATATGAATTACTCTTGTCGTGCTGGTGCTTGCTCTTCCTGTGCAGGTAAACTTGTCAGTGGCACAGTAGATCAAGGAGACCAATCCTTTTTGGACGATGATCAAATCGAACAGGGATTTGTTCTGACTTGCGTCTCTTATCCTACTAGTGATTGTGTTATTCTAACCGAACAAGAAGAAGAACTTTTCTGAATATAAATTTTTTAATATAAACAAATTATGACCCGAGTACCTGAAGTAACCTTCCACACCCGTGTCCGCGATGAAAGTATTGGTGGACCTAACCCTTACCGTTGGCAAGATGTCACAACCAACGATCTGTTTGCTGGTAAGCGTGTAGTTGTATTCTCACTCCCTGGTGCATTTACTCCTACTTGCTCTACCTACCAACTGCCTGGGTATGATGAGAACCATGAGGAGTTCCAAGCACTCGGCATTGATGAAGTTTATTGTATTTCTGTAAATGATTCCTTTGTTATGAACGCTTGGTTCAAACAGCAAGGAGTTCAGAATGTCAAGCCCATCCCTGATGGTAGCGGCGAGTTTACTTCTTCTATGGGTATGCTTGTCGATAAATCGAACCTAGGTTTTGGAAGTCGCTCTTGGCGATATGCTATGATTGTCAACGATGGTGAGATTGAAATTATGTTTGAAGAACCAGGGAAAATCGGAAATTGTCCGATTGACCCTTATGAAATGAGCAATCCTGATACTGTACTTACTTGGTTGAAGCAAAATGCCTAATCCAAATGCACTTTATGAGGACATGTCACGTTTAAATGCTCTATATGAAGAACTTTGTTGGGATCATGAGGATGAACTAGTATTCACTCATGATGGTAGTAAAGTAATCATAGCAAACAAAACTAAAAATCCACACACTCAATTTACCTCTGGAGGAAAATAAAATGAAATTTGGATTTACACCTGAAGCAGAAATTCTTAATGCCCGTTTTGCAATGATTGGATTCATTGCTGGAGTTGGGTCTTATCTTACAACAGGACAATTGATTCCAGGCATTTGGTAAGTAATACTTATAGGTGACTGGAGAAGAGGGGTTGACTACCCCTCTTTTTTGTGGTAAAGTTAGTTCGCCTAAATAAGTCAACCAAAGAGTCGTACCCACTTTTGTGGTGATACGAATGTCGAGTTCTATTAATTCAATGCTTCGTAAATTTTTTGCACTTCCTGTAATAGGAATTATTTCCTCTGCATGTGCTTCTGCTTATCCTAATATAAGCGAAATCAAAAATCCTCCTGCACTTATTATTGAACCAGGAGTTGGAATTGTTAATCCAGATAAAGTTTTGGAAATTGCAGTAGAAAAAAAATCCTGGAAGTGTCCAGAATGTAACGATAATGAGAAATATGTCCTTGAAAAACTTCAAGATAAAACAAGAATCTCAGATCGTAATGCATTGGCAACGATCATGGGAAACATTAAATCAGAAAGTAACTTCATTCCCGATATTTGTGAGGGAGGTGCTAGAGTTCCTTACGATCGTTGCTATAGCGGTGGTTACGGACTCATTCAGTGGACCTCTACGAACCGTTATCTGGGGTTAGGTAAGTTCTCTAAGAAGTATGGTTATGATCCTTCCTCGCTTGAGGGTCAGACAGCATACATGATCAACGAATATACTTTCCAGAAGTATCTGCCTGAGTTTGAAGGAACTGGTAGAACAGTCAGTCAGTATATGGTTGGTGCTTACTACTGGTTGGGTTGGGGTATCAAAGGATATCGTCAACAATATGCTTATGATTACACTAAAAAATTGATATGGTCATGACACAACTAGACTGGAGATATAGTGAAGAAAAACTAGAGCTGAGAGAACTTATCATCTCATCTCTTCTTCAAGAGTTTGGGGGTCAATTAAATGAGAATAAAGAACCTAAATACTCTAACAGATCCATTTATGAATGTGCTCATGATTGGGTCTCTCAAGGTAATAGTTCTACCTTAGGACTTTTCAAATACTATAAGGAAAATTATGCAAAGTCTAATTAACACAATTGCTTTGTTATCTGGTTTGGTATCGCTTAGTGTAGTTGGTAGTAGTTTTTATTTGTATCTTAATAAAGATACTCTTATTGAAGACGCAAGGGCAAAAGTAACTACTGAGGTTGCAACCGCTGTTAGAGAGGCACTGCCTGCCCTTGTAGAGTCTTTAACTCCAGATATACCAGATACTACTGGACCTGATATTCCTATTACTACTGGACCTGATATTCCAAACCTATGAAAAAATTTTTATTTTCCCTTATGGGAATGGCACTTATATCTTCTCCTGCATTTGCGGGTCAAGAAAAACTAATTAAAGAATTCTATAGTATGGACTCTATGGGTTGTATGTTGCTTCGAGAATGCACCAAAGATGTCCAACAAGTCTTCAGTATCAATGATATTGCTAATGCTCATCCCAATAGTGATTACGATTTTGTTGCTGATGAGTTCAACAATATGCTCGTTTCCCTTAGTCAGGTCGGAGTTAACGTGTTTCTAGCAGACGAAAAATATTTTCCTGTTGGGCATCGTGGGGTTTATCATACAGTTGGCAATAACTTTTTTCTGAATAAGACATACATGCGTCTTCCTGGTGTTCTCATGACTGTTATGCGTCATGAAGGATGGCACGCTGCTCAAGATTGTATGGCAGGCACTATTAAAAATAGTATGATTGCCATCATCAAACCAGAGGAAGATGTTCCTAAGATCTGGCGTGAGATCACAGAAAAGACTTATCCTAAGTTTGCTGTGCCCTGGGAAGCAGAAGCAATGTGGGCAGGTAAGACTGAAGGTATGACTGCTAAGGCATTGAAGTCTTGTGCTACTGGTACAATGTGGTCTGATTACAAACCAACACCACTGACTGAGAAGTGGTTACGTGAGGAAGGATTTATTAAATAATTCTTAACTTAAACTTCTTAATAAATATTTTCATGTCCAAAAAAATTTTTTTGGACTAGAAACCCAAGAAAAATTATCTTGAGATTAAAATTTTTATTATGTTAAAAATAATTTTTTGTTGGAATCTTAAAAAGTAGTATGACTAAGCTAACAAGAGAAGTTTTAATTAAAACCATCGTTGCTGATGAAATGAGATTATGTGATGGTTTTGAATATACAAAACATCTTAAAAGTTTATATCACAAATGGGAACATGAATCTAGTGAAGTACTCTGTACTAAATATAATCAACTGAACTCTACAAATATATCAGTTGATTCTCTTATTCCATAAATAATATGAAGTCAATCATAAGATCAATGCTTCCCAAGAAAAAGAAAGATGAGCATGATGATCATGAATTTAATTGGCATGAAGAAGGAATATCCAGTTTAGTTAGACTAATTGTATTGGGTTGGACGGGTGCAATATTAACTCTTAATTATGTTTCTATTCCTGGAATTCCTCAACAAAAAATTGATCCAACTTTTATTGCCAGCGTTTTTACTGGGACTTTAGCTACTTTTGGAGTGACTCCATCCAAATCTAGTGGTGGCAATGGTAATGGCAATGGTAATGGTAATAATACTACTAATGTAGTTGCTAAAAAAGAAGAGAAAGATTCTTCTAAAGGATAATGGAAGTCGATATTAATTCTCCAGTTTGGAGTGTCATAATTCTTCTTTGTTGTGGACTTGCTTTTACACTATATTGTGTTGTCTATATATTAAGAATGGCATATATGGAGATGCAAGATGGGAGCAATGACACCACCAAGCAGGAAGAGTTGCTACAACTTCCGAGTAGTGGAGATCAACAGAGTGGTTGATGGTGACACTATTGATGTTACTATTGACCTAGGATTTGACTTGTACAAAAAAGAACGTGTAAGAGTTGCTGGAGTTGACACTCCAGAGAAACGCACTAGAGATGAAGAAGAAAAGGCACTTGGTTATGACGCTACTAACTGGCTCAAAGAGAAACTGGAAGGTGCTGTGGCTGGTGACGATGACCTTGTTATTAGGACTGAACTTGTTGGTGGCGTCGGCAAGTATGGTCGTCTTTTGGGCTGGTTATACATTGGGGACTCAGAATTGTCCCTCAACGAACAAATGATTACTGAAGGATATGCTTGGGCATATGACGGTGGAACAAAGCAAAAGAACTTTGAAGAACTAAGAGAAATTCGTCGTACTCATGGCACCCTTATTTAATAAAAAGTAACTATTATTAATTCTTATATTATTTTTTTGGTAAATAATATAAGAATATTATTTTTTTAACCATGGCAGTTGGCGCTTATAAGAAAAAAGAAACCAAAAGAAATCCAGAGAAGACATTTTTTCTCTACGTGATCTTCTATCATTTTTTTGGTGCTATTGGTAATATTTTTAAAGGAGTATTTCACCACGACTAATGCCAAACATTCCAGAGATTAAAACTCGGAAGCTTGATATACCAGAAGTTTCTACTTGGATATTTGAACCATCACAATCTTTACCACCAATAGTTCCAGTAACTACTAACATTGGATTGCCAATAGTTGATATTCCTGGATGTGTGGAAGCTCATAGTAGCAAAAGTAAATCTAAGACTATTCAGTCAGATGACCCAAATGGTGTTCTGACTTATTGTGATGCTGGTGTTCCTTCATTCAATCCAATAGAGTTTACTCCAGAGGAAGTGATACCAACACGTCCTGCTAAACTTCCTCCATATAAAAAACCAGAGAAACCAAATCCTCCACAGCAGGTTTCTCTTCCAAAAATACCAGAAGTAAACACAGTAAATTGTTTACCCGATGAGACTTATAATGTTCAGTTAAGGAAATGTGAGAAGAACATTATAGAAGTTCCTTCCGAACCTGATATACCTTGGCATAAAGAATACTTACCAGAACCAGGAATCGTGATTCAAACATCAGTCATTGCCGCCACTGCTGCTGGTGCGGCGATATTCGCAAAACCCATTGCAGATATAGTCCTAAAAGCAGTTAAACCAATAGTTAAAAAATTGGTTAATAAGATTGCCAAGATGCGTGGTAAGAAAGAAGTAGTTAAGTCAGTCTTCGAAAGAAGAATGGAACAAAAGCATCTTAGGGGTTGATTTTATGTATGTGTGGATGTTCGTGCTTAGGAACTGTAGTTACGTTCTGAACCACAACATCTGCACAGACTTTATAGTAAGGACTCTTAGGGTGGAAAGTAATACCCTGCTTCATTAATTCCCCACAGTTTTTAAGTCTTGCAATCTCAAAATCTAATCTCTTATTAGCAGTGAGTTGCTTCATCATTTCTATGTTAGCAGCAGCTGCTTCTTTACATTGTGCCTGAAGTTTTTTATCTAATGGTTCAGACCAAGTAATAGAGAATCCAACTCCAAGGTTGTAATTATCTTTTTGTCCTGTTCTGATAGGAACACGATACAACACATCACCAGGATTATCTGGTGCTCCATCTTCATCAAAGTCTCTCATATCATATACATTATCATTATAATAAGGTTCCCAAGGTTTCTGAGCAGAGATGCTTCCAGTTACGTAAGGGGTGAAATTTCTAGTGGGACCTTGGCATTGGATTCCATTCCCGTATGTGTTGGTGATGTAAGGTCCTTGTAATACTTGTATCGCTTGATTTGTAACAGAACCACTACTATTAGCAACAGGAGCAGCGGTGGCGCTAACACCACCAACAGTTTCAGCCAAAGCTTTATGTGGCGATAGTGTTCCAAGAAGGATGACTCCTATTATTGACTGAATATGGAAGTTGTATCTGTAATTGATTCTACTTCTGTGACTCTTTGAATTATTGTTTGATTGCTTAAACCAGGACCACGGTAAGTTTCTGCAAACTGAAATGCTGCTCCTGGAGTTGTTTGTGTGAAGTTTACTTTGGTTCCTATGCCTGTCCATGTAGAATTCACTCCGTCTATGGTTGATGTAGAAGTAGATGTAGTTGGTGACAACGCACCGTTTGCAGTGATACCAGTCCCAGATACGGAATATTGATACCCAGTGTTATAGTCCATCGAATTGATGGTCTCTGTTATTTTTGACCTTGTTTCTGTGTGGCTCGTCATACTTCCTTGACTAAAGTTAGGAACCACAGGCACTGCATAAGCAGGAGACCCAAGCAGTGCCAGAATAACAAATATCCTTTTCATTATCTTACAGACAGTTCTGTTACGAATTGACCTGTTGCTGAAGTACCAGCACCACCAGCAGTCAGAGTGATTGCTCCTGCGGTGTCGATGGTTCCAGCAAGTGCTCCAGCAGTTCCACCAACCTGTGTGGTAGATTCTCCATAAAGATTTGGAGTATCAATCTGACCAGCAGAGAGTGCTGTCTG